CGGGAAGTGCTGCGCCTGGTGGCCAACGAGGTGGAGACATGGGCCCCGCCGTACACCGAGCACAAGATCTGCCACTTGGCAGTGACCGAGGTGGCGCAACGCTTGCGAGCGGAGGCCGACGCATGAGCGGATACGGCAGCACAACAGCGGTTGAGAATTACCTCATGCTGTGGCGTGAAGAACATGGCGCCAACATAGGGGAGGGGATCAGTAGAACTAGCGACCCTAAAGCCCACCTCTATGAGATGCTCGTCGAGTTCTCCGGCATGAAGCCGATGCGTGAGTGGCTGCGTGCCATGTCACGTGCCGAAGCTGCAAAGTTTGCGGCTAATCGTTACCCAACCGCTACCAAAATCACAATCATCACCAAGGATTATGTCAAACAACCTGCCAGAAAACGTGTTCCCAATCAGCTACGCACCGACCAAGGAGCAAGCCAATAACAAGGGCAACGTTCTGTTCTACGCCAAGGGTCATGGCTGGTACATGGGTTGGTTTTATCGGCCACACATGGAGCACACCACCCATTGGACTTACGCACCCGACGACTTGAACATTCCGATTGAGTCCGACGAAGCTACGAACCTAGCGTTCAAGGCTTGGTTAAAACAATTCCCAATGGATTGCTTTGGTGCAGAGTCAATGGCTCTCATGAAGATGGGATTCCTAGGTGGCTGGCGTCGTGGTCAACCTTGAGCGCCAGCTTGCACTCGAGCGTGAGATGTTGCAGATCGGCGCCGACGCATTCGGATCCCGGATGAACAAGCGCCGTGAGCAGGGCATGGAATCCCTCTCCACCCATGGCGACGTGCTCGCTGCCATGGGTGTGGACCGGATCATCCGGGACCTGCGTCGTCATCGCCACGCCATGCGTGATGGGCGGGCTGGCCGTGGCTACGCCCACATGGGCCCGTTGCTGCAGCTAGCACCCCACAAGGTCGCAGCTGTTGCCATGCGGGTGGTCATCGACCAGTTGACCCAGTCCCCCAAGTTCCAGGCCCTGGCCTACGCCCTGGCCGAACGGCTCTGGCTTGAGACCATGCTGGCCCGTGCCTCCGAGTACGAGCTGAAGGCACACCAACGGGTGCGTCGTCGGTTCAAGCAGAAGCGTGCGGATGCCATGCGCATGCGCAACACGGAGATCTGGACCCCGCAAGAGAAGCTCAGTGTCGGTGTGTTCCTTGTCCACCTGGTCGAGCAGCACACCGGATTGATCGAGATCTATGTGGAACGTGGTGCCATGCGTGCGGTGAAGCGTGTGCGTGGAACACAAGCGGCACTGGATTGGGTGCGTGGGGCAGAGGAGCAGCAGCGATTGCTGTGCCCCTTTGCTTTGCCGACCGTCATCCCACCCAGGGATTGGTCGGATCCCATGACGGGTGGCTATTGGACCGAGGACTTGCCCGGCAACACCCTCTTCAAGGAGAACAACGAACCCATCGCAGCCAGTTCATCTGAGTTCGATGCGTACTTGGTGGCCGCCAACCACCAGCAGGGCGTCGGGTGGCGCATCAATGGCTGGATGCTGGACCAGGTCAACCACGCCTGGGACCGCAACCTATCCATTGGTGGACTGCTGCCCCGCAGTGGCCACGTCATACCGCCCTACCCCAAGGGCCTGCCCGATGACCACGACGACGTCGCAGCGTGGCGGATGGTGGCCCGTCGCATCCATGACCGCAACGATCGCCAAGCCGGCAAGCGTTTTGCCACGGCCAAGCAGCTGTGGGTGGCACGCCGTTTGGTCAATGAACCAGTGCTGTACTTCCCGGTGCAGTGCGACTTCAGAGGTAGGTACTACTACCGGCCCCCATTCCTCAACCCTCAAGCTAACGACGTCGGTCGGTCGTTGCTGCAGTTCGCTGCTGGCACACCGATCAACACCGAGGCTGAGGCTGACTGGCTCCGCATCCATGGGGCCAACACGTACGGCCACAACAAGTTGACGTGGAAGGGGCGGATCGACTGGGTGCATGAGCACCAGCTGGAGATCGAGGCCACTGGGCTGGAGCCTTGGTGCAACCAGGAGTTCTGGGCTGGGGCCAAGGACCCTTGGCAGTTCCTTGCTTTCTGCCGCACGTACCAACAGTTCAGCCACCACGGGTACGGCTGGGTATGCCACCACCCTGTCGTCCTGGACTGCACGTGCTCCGGCATCCAGCATTACTCGGCGCTGCTCAGGTCCGAGGAGATGGCGGCCCTCGTGAACCTGACCCCAAGCGAGACCCCTCGAGACATCTATGCGGTCGTGCTCGAGCGTGTGCTTGAACTGGTTCGAGCTGATGCAGCAGGTGGATCCGAGCACGCAGCTCGGTGGCTACAGCTGAGCCCTGACCGCACGCTGGCCAAGCCTGTGGTCATGACGATCCCTTACTCGGCAACGAGGGAGGCCGTCGTCAACTTCTGCTGCGGCTGGGCGCAGGACCGGGCGCAGGAGGTGCTTGGCCGTGACAGCTGGTGCTTCCGGAAAGGGGCCATGTCGAGCCACCACTACATGGCAACGATCCTGTACCGGGAGACGTCGGCCCTCATTGCACCAGCCAAGGCAGCCATGTCCTGGTTCCGCAAGGTGGGCAAGACAGCCGGGAAGCTGGGCCTGGCCCTGCGGTGGACGTCACCATCCGGGGTGCCTGTGATCCAGGAGTACTGGGATTACAGCGGGGTCCGGGTTCGCCTGTACCACCTGTCGTCCGTGCCGATGGATCTGTTGACCAACCATCAACCGACTGAGCTCAACCCCAAACGGATGGGCAACGGGCTAAGCCCTAACGTGATTCACAGTCTTGATGCCAGCCACATGGCTGCCGTCACCATCGAGGCGTTTGCTGCCGGCATCCGTAACCTCGGTGGAATCCATGACTGTTTTGCAACGACGCCAGCAGAGATGGCCACACTTCGGACCACAATCCGCAGTACCTTTGCTGGCATGTACGCCCGGGACTGGTTCACGCCCATCGCTGATGAGCTGACGGCCCAGTTCCCACCGGATGTACAGGCCAAACTCCCGCCGCGGCCAAGCCTCGGTGGGTTCGACCCCCAACTTGTAAACAACGCCGACTACTTCGTCACATGAACTTCCAGTACATCGACAAGCTGCGCCTCACCACACCTAAGGCCACGCTCAAGTATCCCAAGCTGATCGAACCCGAGACCAAGTTCACGCCTGAGGGTCACTACAAAGTGACAGCCGTGATCCCAGCAGAAGATGCTGGCCCCTTGGCTGACCAGCTGGACGCCTTGTACGAGGCACACAAGGCAAGCCTCAAGGCCCAGGCCCCTGGCCAAAAGTTCAAGGCTGTTGACCCAAGCTTTGGGTACGAGGACATCGACGGCAAGCCTTGCTTCACCATCAGCGTGAAGATGAAAGCCAAGGGCGTGGATCGCGACGGTCGCTCCTGGTCCGCAGTGCCTGCTCTCTTTGATGCAAGCGGTGCACCGGTCAAGGATCGCGAGGCCCTGCGTGGCATGTGGTCCGGCACCACCGGTCGTGTGTCGTTCGAGGCCTGTCCCTTTTACCAACCTGCCCTCGGTGCTGGCATCACGCTGCGCCTGAAGGCCGTGCAAATCCTGAAGCTGGTGGAATCTGGTGGATCAGCCGACAGCTTCGGGTTTCAAGAGGAAGCCGGCTGGGCGGCCAGCGAGGCGCCGGTCAGCGTCCCGTTCGACGCAACGGGAACGGCAACAGACGAGGGGTTTGACTTCTAGTCGGTACCGATCCAAGTTCGAGGCATCAGTAGCAGCCAGCCTCAAGGCCCGTGGCCTGCAGTTCGGGTACGAGGTGCAGGCCCTGGCGTACACGATCTCCGCGGTTTACACCCCGGACTTCGTGTTGCCCAATGGCGTCATCGTTGAGACCAAGGGGCTGTTCGACTCGGATGACAGGCGCAAGATGGTGGCCGTCAAGGCACAGCATCCAGACCTGGACATTCGCATCTGCTTCATGAAGGCAGACGTCAAGTTGAGCCGGGCCCCTCGGTCCCTTACGTACTGGCAATGGGCCGAGAGGCACGGGTTCCTCTGGTGCGAAGGCAACATCCCAACCACATGGACACAACAATGAACAACTCAACCAACGTCAAATTCATCCAGCTCGTACACATTGCTGACGTCAAAAGCGACAGCGATCAATACCTTTGCGGCCTAGCCAGCGACGGATCCATCTGGTCCACCCCTTTGCACGATGTCGAAGCGGGCTGGAAACAGATCGACACCCCGTTCAAGGTGGTCCAACTCCCGATCCCAGAGGCGCCAGTGGTGGTGTCCCCGCCCGTGCACGTGGACAACTTCACCTCGGTGGAGTCACAGCGTCGCAAGCCTGTGCTCATGTTCTTGCATGAGTCGTACCCCAAGGGCAGGCCGAACATCGGATCGACCCCGCTCTACGACAAGTACACGTCGTGGTGTCGCAAGAACAAGGAGGTCCGCGTCTCGATCATTACGTTTGGTCGGACCATGCGCATGGTGCCTGGCGTTGGCAGCTGGAAGTACAAGGGCCTGATCCACTACGGGATCAAACCACTGGCTGCGTTTGCTGATTGGCAAGCAATCGACCTGGAGATCCAGTGCCGTCCAAGTTCCTGAAGCATGAGGCTTGCCCCGAGTGCAAGTCGAAGAACAACCTGGCCCGCTACGACGACGGTCACGCCACCTGCTTCGGCTGCGGGTACCAGGAACAACCAAAGAAAGACAAACCCGAACCCCGCATGGAGCCACTCCCGCCACCAGTCACGCCGACCCTTGACTTCATCGAGACCAGGGCCCTGCCCAAACGCGCCATAACGGAGGAGACCTGCGCCCTGTTCGGGTACGGGTCATCCACCCACAACGGTCGCCCCGTCCAGGTGGCGCCGTACCGGAACCAATCCGGCAAGGTGGTGGCTCAGCACCTGCGTGGCGCAGACAAGCGCTTCAGCTGGGTCGGAGACACCTCTGGGCTGCAG